TCACCTAAGAAGTAAGAGATGTTGCCAAACTTTGTAATAGAGCCATCTACAGTACAGCCTAATGACTTAGATATAGTGTCAAACTGAAAGAAGAATGGGCTACCAATGTATGACATACGATAGATAGCTCGCTCTAGGAATATCAATCCAAACTCGCCACCTGTTATGCCTGTGATGTTGCCACCATCAGGAAGTATTTGAAAGTCAGACTGTGATGCGCCACCTGAAGTCCAATCAGTTTCATCGTTGATGTCAGACCATTGCACCTTATTGAAGTTAGCGCCTGCATCTAAATGTGCAGCCACAACAAAGTCACGCACTACTGTTACATACTTAGCAATAGGAGCATCTGCACTTAAATCTGCAAATGTACTTCCTGCTGTGTATTGTAGTTTGTCATCATTGTTGGCAGCAATGACAACATCACCAAACTGACAGAAACTCCATCTAGTTATGTCTGAGTAGCCACCTGACTTTGATACATCATCCATGCTAAAGTCTGAGCCATCTAACTTAAATAGCTTTGTAGCACCACCTGCATATACAGATGTAGTATTACTGTATCGTGCCACGAATACGCTGTTTAAGTCTTCTGATGCTGCTTGAGAATAGTTTACAGATGATGGGAAAGGTGCATAGCCAATAGATGTTGCAATTACATTCTTTGCTGTAGATAGATTCTGAACAACGCTAGGTTGGTCAGGAGTCCACTCTGTAAATTCTATTGTCTGTGTCGGCATTATTTTACTCCGTAGACTAAGATAGAACCTGCGTCAAAATTTCCACTATTTAAATTGAATGTAAATGATGTTGTAGAGGTGCTAAAGTTTGTAATCCCACCAACAATGTTATCTGAATTTATTGAGTTTGCACTTGGTGTTGTAGAGTTTCCTCGCTGAGTAAAGCAAGTAAATACTCCAGTTCCTAAATCTAGCTGCATAAATCCAACTAAGAAATTGCTTTGAGTTGTTGATGTTACGGCTATAACTAAGTTAGTTGCTCCGTCAACAATTCTAAGGTCTGAGCTAGATGTGGATGAGCTTACCTTATTTATTACAAAAAGCACTTGCTTGTAACCAGTCAGACTAATTGTTGATGATGTTTGGCTTGAGCCTGATGTAGTAGTTATTGTTGTTAATAAAGTAAGACCACTTGCTGTTGGAGCTGTGCTTGCCCATGTTGTCCCATCAGATGTTAATACATTACCTGATGTGCCTGGTGCTACAAATTGTACTGGGCTTGTGCCATTACCTAAGATGACATTGTTTGCTGTCAATGCAGATACACCTGTACCACCATCAGCTACTAGCAAATCTGTGATGCCTGTAATAGAGCCACCTGTAATAGCAACTGCTGTTGCATTTTGAGTAGCCATTGTACCTAAGCCAAGATTTGTTCGTGCATCTACTGCTGTTGATGCACCTGTGCCACCATCAGCGATAGGTAAATCTGCTGCTAACCCACCTGTCAATGTAGTAGTTCCTGTTACAGTTAAATTTCCACCAACTGTTAAATTATCACCATCAGTTCCAGCTTGCATATCTTTAACTTGTGACATAAGCTCACGAATAGCATTGTTAATGCCAGCAGGAGCGCATCCCTCTGCAATGTCAATGCCACCTATGTCTGTGTTGTTGGCAGGCGTTGCTGACCATTCACTTACTTTAGTTTTTGCCATGCTAAATCCCTTTGTTTGTTATCTTTTAAATTGGTCCATTGCGAGATATTTCATATAGCTCATTGCCGTTTGATACGAATGTAATATGGAACTTTTTTGTCGCATCTGTGCCAGTGCTAAGACTTGCAGTTGATGAATGAAATCCAGTGCTAAATGTTATAACGGCATTTGTTGTGTTGCCCTTACCAACCATCAAAACGCATATAGTGCCAGCAGGCGGAACTGTAGTCGTAAATGTTTGACTGCTAGATATGCCACTTTTATTTGCAACATTTCTTGTAGCAAAAGCACACGCTGTAGTAATAGATGACATTGTGCCATAACCACCAGCTATAGCTCCTCCAGATACTTGTAATTTGCAAGCAGGAGCGTTTGTGCCAAGACCTACATTCCCTGATGCATCTTTATATATTTGACTTGAGCCAATATTTAATATGCCTGTACTTCCAGTCAGCGTTCCTGAGTATTCTAGGTTAGTAAATCTGCCTGTGCTTGCTGTTGTTGCTCCTACTGCGGTGTTGTTTATATTTCCACCAGCAATAGTAATGTTGTTAATTGTTAAGCTACTAACTGTGTACCCTGACTCAATCTTATCTGTATTTAGATTGGTAAAATTAGCATCAACTTCTGCATAAGTCAGAGGACTTCCTTTGCCAGCTCTAGTTACTATCGTTGACATAATTATCCTTGCGTTGTCCAAACATTAGAGTCACCACTCACAGGCAACCATTCACTACCATCTGTTACATATCCAATAAACCAATAGCCTAAATCAACATATAATGATTGATTAGTAGCCCAAGTATTATTGTTATAACTAATATCAGTCCATGTGTTGTCACCAACACTAGCGTTAGTCCATGTATTGGAGCTAGGTGGAACTGGAGTCCAACTATTCATTACTTGACTACTACATTTAATGGGACATTAGGATACTTGCTGCCATCATCATTCTTCATGATGTTAGATACAGCTCTTTCGTACATTGTTGCCCATGTTTGAATCCTTGCATCATTCATCAAATATGGCTCTGCTTCAGCAAGAGTCGCATATAACAAAGCATCAGGATAGTTTTGCAAGTATAAGTTTGTTGATGTTGAAGGGGATATAAAGTCAGGCTGTGCGTAATACAACATCTGCAATGTTAATGTGTCAGATGGAACAGGAGCAAACTGAAGTTCACCACTCAACAATGTGTAATACACTGGAGTTGCACCTGTATTAGTCAATAAATTTCTGAAGAACAAATCAGGTGTTTGAAATGTGAGAACAATCTCAGGGTTGCCTTGAAAGTGAATCTCACGCAACTCAAGAAAGTCTGATGGTAGCTCAACAGTTCCATCAGCAGAGTTAGCTGTGGTTGTTGCTACTTTCAGCATAGGTCGAGTGCGTAGCTCACGAGTTAAACGCTGTTGAGCCAAGTTAATAAAGTCAGGTATCTGCGCTGATAGGTCAGTTCTAGCTAGATAGTTCTCTACTACAGCTACAAATGATGTGTAATTGGTAAATGCCATTATTTATCCTTTTTGACTAGCACGATAAATCCGTTGCCAATGTTTAGTTCTTTAATTATGGTGAATCTTTTATTTAGTTTTTCTTTCCACCAGTCAGGTTGCTCTTGTATTAAGTGAGCATTCCGACCATCAGGCAGTATTTTCTGTGCTGGCTTAGTGTGAATAGTGAATATTCCGTACTTCAGAACACATCTACGCAAATCATCAAGCACATCATCCAAGCACTCAGGCTCAATATGCTCTAGCACATCAATGCAAGCTACTAACTCTCGAGGTTCAGGAGTTGCACTCCATTCTGAGTTACTTGGTTCATATGGATAGTAATCTATCTTGTTTTCAAGAGCATCTCTTAAACGACATTTCCCTGCGCCATAATCCAATATCTCTTTAATTTGATACTGAGATATCACCAAGTCAACAACAGGCGCATATAGCACGCTAGAAACGCCATACTCAGGGTTTTCGTGCAGAGTTTTCTGCATCTCTCTGTATTCGTCAGAGATTAACACCTGAAATTACCTCGTGCCATGTCTTATCGTCTTGATATACGAGTCGCATGAAGCGATACCAAGGCATAGATGGTAGTGCATAGCGCCATTGATGCCATTTAGGTACTAAACAGATTGTTTGTACGCCTAAAGCAGCAGAACAGTGCAATGCTGTTGTGTTTACGCCTATTACTAAGTCTAGTTCAGCGATTAAAGCTGCTGTATCGTCATAATCTTGAGATTGTGTGGCTTCTTCAAAGTATTCAACACCATCAATCTTCTCGTCTATCTTGTAATCCAAGCAAACTAGCTGAATGTCCTTGCGTTTCAGCAGTGGCGCTAGGTCGTCTGCTGTTAGTTTCCTTCCGCTCTCGTTCGTTAGCCTTGTGCCTCCGTGAGATGTGAAACCAACTATTCTCTTGCCACCTTTGCGTAATTTGTCGAATGTTTTGCGCCATGCGTTACGCTTGTCCTCGTCTGCTACCAAGAAAGGAGTGTTAGGAAACCTTTTGCTATCTGTGCAGAAGAATCCAGGTAAAGACCCCATGGCACTTCTGGCATCGAATTGAACATTATTGACCCATTCGGGATTACTATCGCGTCTAGTCCCATATACTTTCGCCTTTGGAAAACTGCGCTTAAACAGTCCTTCTAGCTTAGGGTCGCAGTCAATATACACATTCTCAGCTTGCTCAATCGCTTTATTGATGCAAGCGCCATAGAATATCTCATCGCCTAGACCTTGCTCGCCATAGATGACAAGGTTCTTGACTTTAGAACCATCCCATCTAGGTTCGTCACCATAAGTCCATTCTTTACGGAACTTACCGCCTAGTGATTTCTCCCAATGCTCCCATCCTTTTACCCACTCACCTTGAGCTAAATAGCAGTGAGCTAGGTTTAATTGAGCATGAATGTCATCAGGATTGCATTCTAGTGCCATATTGCACGATTTAAGTGCTTTATCCCACTCAGAACGCTGAATAAAAGTCGCAGCAGCATTGGAGTAAGCCAAAGAGTAGGTTGGGTCAATCTCTGCGGACTTAAGAAATGCCATAATTGCTTTGTCATATATGCCAAGCTCATGGCAGGCTCTACCGAAAGATACCCAAATCGCCTTGTTGTTGGGGGCTTCTTGCAATGCTCTGCGGAAAAGTTGATAGGCAAAGGCTTCTCTGCCCGTCATTAACCATATATACCCTAAGAAGTGCAATGTAGCTGCATCATCAGGGTAATTCTCTAACACTGCGTATATAAGTGGCAGTGCGTTCTCGTAATCTTCTGCTTCAATTAGGTCATGTGTCGCTAATTGGCATTCTTTAAGTTCATCTCTATTCATGCTTTGCGGTGGTTACTTTCAAAAATGGGTAGTTTGCATTGATTTCTTTAATCAGTTCTTTGGTCTGATGCGGATTGAATATATCAATACCTTTTTTACGCAATTCCATCTCAATTACTGGTGGAATGCTGGCATAATGCGCCCATTCTTGTTTTACACCTTTAGCCCATGCCTCTGGATTGTTTCTCTTTTGTTTTAATGCTTCCATGAAGGCATCTAAATCTTGCACAGATGTCATTCTGTGCTCATCTTTCACAGGGTCATAATCGTAATACTGTGTGACACCTGTTGTTGCATCGTAATCAAATAATATAGACATAAATTAAAAGGGGACAGTTTCCCATCCCCTTCCTGTTAGCGATTAAGCGCCTGTGTTTTGAACCTTAGCGTGAGCATCAGGATTCTGAACAACAAGAGCGTATTCAGCAGTCAACAGCCATTTTGTGCTATCGCCTGTCTTAGCCAACTCAACTTTCTCCATTGGGCGGAGAGAAGCCAAGCCAACATAACCAGGGTCAACACACAATACAGCTTGGTCGCGCATGAAGCGGTCAAGTTTAACAGTGTGGTTACCAAAGTCAGATACATACACATCGGCAGCGCCAGTGATGATTGCTTGGTTAGAGCCTGCAACATTGTTGAACTTAGTAGCGATACCTGCGAATGTTGAGAAGCGAGCTTTGTTAGTTGCGCTCATCAAGATTACAGATGGGTCGCCACCATCAGTCCATGCTAATTGCAATGCGGACTTCAAGTCAGCTTCAATGAATGTTACAGATGTACCATCAGTTGGAGCAGCTACAGTGCCACCAGAGAAGCCTGGAGTTGTCCCGCTTGTAGAGCCTGTTGCCAATACGCGGTTAGTAATCCAAGATTCCATACCAGCAGATGAGCGAGCAGTTGCTGCGCCACCTGCTGAAGATGCTTGGTTACGCACCAAAGCGTATTCCATGTCACGCTTCAACTCTTTACCAGCTTTCATCAACTGATAAGCAACTTCAGACTTACGACCATACTTACGAACTACATCGTATGTATTAGAAATCTGAACAGTCTTGCGAGAGATTTGTGTGTAGTTACCCAACACTGTTGTAGCTGGCAATGTTGCGAAAGATGCGTCATCACCTTCAACATTTGTGTTAGTGGCAGCAGCAGCTAATGCGTCTGTTTGCCATTGATGGTAAGTTTGACCTGCGCTCATGCGTTTGCACATGGACAACAGAGGTGTATCTTCTGGGCTGATATCGAAAATGATATCTTCAAATGATTCGGCAATGCCCTTGCCGGTATAGGTATTGGTACTAGATGCAGCCATTTATAATTCTCCTTATAGCATTTCTTCGATTAGTTTCGCTGCCAAGTCAGAGCGACCTGTTTTACGCAGCGTGTTTCTTGTTTCTTTGCGTTGAGCGGACTCAACTACTTTGGCATCTTTAGCACCTGGCTTCACGACAGGTTTTGCTTGTGATACCTTGTTCTTTACACTTGGATTCGATTGCAACTTGCGCCACTGCATTGCATCGTGTAGCACCTTGACATAACGAGGGTCGTAAATGTTACTTAACTCGTCTTCAGTAAATCCGTAATCTTTGCCTGTTGAGATAATTGCTTGGCTGGTATCTCTACTCCAATTAGGTATCTCTTTAGCTAGAATCTCTTTACCCTTTTCAATGCGCTGTGCTAGCTCTTGTTGTCTAGCATTCATCAATGCTTGTTGCTTGCCTTCAAGTTGTTGAGCTAATGTAGCTCTTTGTTGTTGAAGCTGATTGTATGTAAAGAACAGCTTTTGGGCTTCCACAAAGTCATTATCAGATAGCTCCTGCCAATTAACCTTAGAGTATGCCTCTAATTGTTGGTCAACAGCAGTCAGTTGTGCAACATCACCAATTAACGCACTTTGCAACTCTGCTTGTTGTTGGAGCAGTTGAGCTTGGGCTTGGAGTGCCTGCTCTTGTGCTTCCAACGCCTTGCGTTGTTCTGCAACTTGCTGCGTCTTTTGCGTGTAGTCTGCGCCCTGTTGTGCTAGGGCTATTACTTCCTCAAGAGGTTTCTCGATTTCCTCGCCATTCACCTTCAGCTTCAAGCTCTTAATTGGTTGTTCCTCTGCGGAAGCCTCTTCTTCGCCTTCTTCTGATTGCTCATCAGCTTGTTCTTCTTCTGCTACTTCTTCCTCTACCTGTTCATCAGGATTGGTTTCAATAGCCTCTACCTCTGGTTGCTCTTCTGCGTCTAAATCTACTGGCGCATCATTTTCTTCATCAACGAACGCCATTAAACGACTTTCGATTGACTGCGCTTGGGCTTGGTCACTCATTGTGTTACTCCTATTATCGAGCAATAAACACCATTAAGGTGTAGTCAGGCTTGCTCTTACCTGAATGCTTTAGTTGCTTTCTGTAACAACGATTCCTTTTGCATTGCTGCTAACTTACCTGTCGTCATTACATCGTGCAGTTGTTTCTCAATTTGGTTTAGTGTCTGAAGCGCAATAACTAGCTTATTATGCGTTTTCTCATCACCCAAAGGGCTAGATGCCATGTTAGCGATAATTCCTGCTCTAACCTTTTCTATAGCTTCCTTATAAGCAGGACTCTCTAATACCTTTGCAGCTTCTTCACCACGCAATACTTCTGTTAGTTGTTTATCCAATTAGATATATCCTAATGCTTTGTTAATCCAACGACCTTTGGCTGTTAAGCCACTTACTTGCGTTGCATACTGTGTCTTGTAATCAATAATGTTTGATTCAATAGCACCTGCACCACCTAATCGTGATACTGTGCCTGCTGGCTTTGTAGATGCTACGCCTTCTTGTACTGCTCCTGCTTCTGCTAATCTATCTGTCATAATGTCACCTACATGGATAATAATAAGATTTCTTCGTCTTCAATCTCTTGAAGATGCTTTTCTAACGCTCTTGTAAAGAAGTCGGAGATAGCAACATTAACTTGGCTAACTTGAGCCGAGATTTTTGGAATAATGTCAGGTGGAGCTGATTTAACTCTAACCTGTAATGGTTGCTCAAAGATTTCCTCAACAACTTCTGTTTTATTCTGTTTTCTAGCGCGTTTAACAGACTTTTTAACACTAGCCTTAGCCTCTACCTTGACTGCATCAAGAAAAGCTGGCAAATCGCGTTCTAATACACGATATTCTTTACCATCTACTTCTACTACTACTAAACGCTTACGCTGCTTTACTACACCGCCAGCAGCTATCTGACGGATGATAGGTACAATCTGTCTATCTAAGACATTAAACGCCTTAGATGCAAATGAGCGTAAACCAAACATTAAGCGTCTTCCGCACCTTCAAATTCAGGGCGTTGTTTGATGATTGCATACAAAGCAGCACGGTCTGCACCTGCTACATATTCATCGCCAGCGATTTGAACTTTACCTGCTGACAATGGTTGTTTGCCTTCTTCACGAGCTTCTTTAGAAGCATAGCCATAGAATGTTACTTCTGTGCCTTTGCCTTTGAAGTCCTCTTGTACTGCCCCAATGTTCCAGTATTCAGCATTGATGCCAAAGTCTGTTGGGATTGATTTAAGTAATGCCATTTAATACTCCTTTAATTAAGAAACTACTGCTAATCGTCTAATGGTGCCACCAGCATCTCTAATTTCAATGTAGCCAGCGATTGTTGAAACTGTGTTTGTATATGTACCAAAGCGAACTAATCCTGTGCCTTTAGGTGTTAGTGCTAGGTCAATGTTTGTGTCTGTGCCTACAACAGATAATACTGGAGAACTTCCTGCTCCTGCACTAGCTAATTGCCAATAGTTTGCCGCACCTACACCAACAGACATCCAGCCAACAGACCGAACTTGTCCAGAACCTTTAGCCTGTAAGTTTATGTTGATATTTGCATCAGAGCCTTGAGCAGATATTGTAGGTGCTCCTGTAGTAGCCGCACCCGTCACCTGTACATAGTTCACAGCACTAGCTGTGTGGGATACATAGAATTGAGGTGCGCTAGTCCCTGTGAAAAACCTATGAGTCCCTGTGCCAGCATTAACATAGTCAACAACGCCATTTACTCCACTATTTCTTATAAGTCTATAGTCATAGTCTGTGCCAGAAGAAGCATGAAAATCTAAATATATTGATTTGTTGACTGTTGTATTTGTTCCTAATTCAACACCAAAGTTTGCGGCTGTGGCGTCGTTTTGTAAATTTATTGTAGATGAACCTTTTGATTGCACACTAAAATTGATGTTTGTGTCGCTACCTTGCGCAGAAATTGTAGGATTAGCTCCTGTAGCACTTCCAGTAACTTGCACATAATTAACTGCGGATGCTGTGTGGGATACCTTTAATTGCAGTTGAGCATAACTATTTGTATAAAAATCTACTGCGCTTGTGCCTTTAGATGTAAATGTAAAGCCAGCGTTAGTTGCCGAACCTGCTACACCATAACCTGCAGATGTAGAGCCTCCTGTTGCATAAGGATAAGCGGCTGGTGGGTTTTGTCCACTATCTAACACAGCAAAGTTAGTGCCACCTGATGTTGCAAAGTTTAATGTGCCATGCAAACCTTTAACTGTTACCGCACTTCCCACAGTAGCATAGGCACTAGCACCACTACCACCGCCACCACTAAATGATACTGTAGGTTGTTCTATGTAACCTGAACCTGCATTGGTGATTGTGAATGTTGAACCAACAGTCCATGTCATATTTGATGTAAACCCAGTGCCAGTGCCACCACTGAATGTAACTGGATTTGTTGGAACTACAGTATAGTCACCAAAATTAACTATATTTACTCCAGTAATCCCACCTGAACCATCTATTGAAGTAACTGTAAATGAATAAGCTGTTCCAGTCCCACCAATAGCAGTTAATGTGTTCCCTACTGTATAACCTGTACCAGCAGTTGTAATTGGATTTGACCAGACAAACACACGGGCTTGAGCAGTTGCTTGAACTCCCCCAGCAGTTGTCGGTGCAGAAATGGTTACGATAGGAACACTTGTATATAAAGAGCCTGCGGATGTCCTAGTAATCGCTGTTACTGTCTGACCATTACTTATATTTACACCACTAGAACCTGCGGCTAGGTCAATAGCACCAGTGCCTTTGGATTGTAAGCCCATAGAGATGTTGGTGTCAGTGCCTTGAACGGACATTATTGGTTCAAGATTTGTTGCAGAGCCAACAACTTGCAAGAAATTAACAGTAGATGCAGAGTTTGTGATAATTCTAAATTGTTCAGATGCACCACCACCATTTGCCGTAAATCTGTGACTACCAAAACCTTTTACAGTGTAATAAAGACCAACATTAGAATCAGAACCCTGTGCGCTATATGAAGGAAATCCACCTGTAGCCGCACCTGTTACTTGAACATAATTTACGGCTGATGCTGTGTTAGCTACTCTAAATTGCTCAACTCCACTTGTTGAGCCAATAGTTGCGTTTGTTCTAAACTCTATTGTATTGCCAGTAAGATTACTTATAGATGTTGTGCCATTTGAGTTTTGGAAAAACAGTCTAGCCGATGCAGTTGATAAAGCAGAATTTGATAATACTAATCCTGTCGCACCATTTGCCCCTTGATTAACAATAACACTACCTGTGCTAATAGCACTTAATGTTAAGTCGTTAGTTGTTGCTGTAACAGATGGTGTTGTAACGCTTGTGAATCTGCCTGTGTTTGGTGTTGTAGCACCAATAGATGTGTTGTTAATAGAGCCACCAGTAATGGCATAGCCTGACACTTTATCAGCATCATCAAGCACTACAGCTTTCTCTGATGGCAAATCAATAAACACATTCTTCTGACCTGCTGTGAAAGATACTTTAGAGCCTGTGCTAGATGAGAGAATAGTATCTCTACTCAAGATGCCAGCGTTATATACACCAACACCTACTTCCCATTCACCTGTCAATGTGCCGTCATCTCTTACACCTTCTGCTGTGTAGTAAACAGTTGAACCATTGCCTACAACAGAAAATGCTTGGTAGCCATCAGCCGTACCAATCAACTCAAAGCTATTTGTGCCTTGCGTAGTGGTCTGCTCAACAACTCTATCCGCTAAGACTAATGCCATTATTGAACTCCCACAACTCTGCCATCTTTACCACGAATGACTTGTTTTGGTCTTGTTAATGTTTCCATCATCTGTTGATGGCTCGCTGTTTGTTGTGCAACTAAACGCTCCATGTTCTGATTGATAGCTTCAATTAACCCAGCCAATGCAGGATTAGGCTGTTGATTACCTTCTAAGTCAGCAATCAAGAATGATTCAGGGTTAGAGCCATTGATATTCATAGCTGTAGTCTTGATGTCCTTGTTAGCTTGCAACTCAGCAATCAGCAACTTAGTTTCATTCTCTAAGCGTGTCTTCCACTCATTGAACGCTAACTCACGCTCTTTAAGCTGTGCATCTAAGATGTCCTTGCGTTGACGCTCATCAAGCTCTGCTAACTTACGAGCATTCTCAGCTTGCACCTTCATAGCATCAATCTCCATCTGAGCTTGAATAGCTTGCTCCTCAATAGATGGACCAGGTGGAGGTGATGGTGGAGCATCAATAGGATTAGTCCAGAACTCCTCAGGATTCTTGAAGCCTGCGTTCATGGTCAACTTAGCTAACGCATTGTAAATCTTATCAGGTGATGTCAATCCTACTTGCAATGCTTCCTTCTGCATCTGCAAGATGTTGTTCAAGTGCATCAACTGTTGGTCTTTGTTACCTGCGCCTAAACCTACAGCAATAGATAAGTCGTTACGAGCTTTCCAATCTCTTGGGTCAACCTCTACCCATTTGTTACGCAAACGCACCATTTCAGGTTTATTTTGATTTGTACGAACCAAACGATGTACTAACCAGAATAAGTCTTTAACGCCTGTTTCTGCAAATGTACGAGCTACCAAAGCTAAACGCTCTTGTGTAGCGTTCTGAATCAGGTTCATGCCTGTAGCTGTCTTATTCAGACTGTTAGCATCTAAGCCTTGATTGTATGCAGTTACGCCTGTGCGTTTCTCTTTCATGCTATCCATGTACTCAACCATCGTGAATGAGGTTGGTGGGAACGCAGGATGTGTTAATGGGTAGATAGCAGAGCCTGGGTCACCTTGAACACGAACAACACCGCCTGGGCGTGATGTCAACATATCGTCTAGGTTTACTCTGTCACTAATAGCATAGCGACCATTGTTAGATAGATACATATTATCCAACTGGCCACGAATCAGAGTTGACTTAATCAACTGAATGTCCATAGTCAAGTCAGCGTATGAGCGACCAATATGGCGATGAGGCATAATCATTGGTGTGATACAAGCGAATGGGATTACATCAGCTTTCTCACGATAGATAATCTCATTACCTACGACAACATAGCGCATTAACTCGCCATCAATTCTGATATATGTGTCACGAACTAGAATGTCGTTGATAGATGTTCTGTCGTATTCTTCATCGTAGATGTCACGAGAAATAGCTTCATCTTGGAAGTTCTCGTTAATCTCAGCATTGAT